TGGACAGGTGGTGAACCAACAATTAAAGGTCATCAAGAAGCAATTACTAATTTTAACAATTATTGGGGTAATATTATGTCACAGGGCACTAGCTGGCATGAGTTTTCTCCATTCCAAGAAATTGAAACAAACGGTACTATTGTAATCGACGAACCCTTATTTAATATTCTAGACCAAATTAACTGTTCACCTAAATTATCAAATTCAGGTATGACAGAAAAACAACGTATTGTTCCTGCCGCTATTAAGCGCATTATGGAACATGCAAACTACCAGTTTAAGTTCGTTATCAGCACCGAAGATGATGTTAAGGAGTTGTTCCGTGACTTCGTAGAACCATTCAATATACCGCTTAAAAACGTTGTTTGTATGCCTGGTTTAGATGATGCTTCTAACTTCGAAGAGCGTACTCGATTCGTAATGGAGATGGCTAAGAAATATAGATTTAGAGGGCTAACACGTTTGCATATTGCAGCTTGGGACAAAACGTTAAACGTATAATATGGAGATATTGATTATATTAGGATATGTTATGATAGCTACACTAGCTGTATTTGGCACTATAGATATCATCAGACAAACAAACAAAATAAAATAAATGGCTAATCAATCAGATTCAGACTTTATGTACAACTGGATTCGAGAAAAAAGCGGTAAAAAATCAAACATGGAAAATAAACAAATTTCAATGTGGACTTGTCAATTCTGTGGTAAGGACACTTCAAATGTGGATTATGATTATTTAAACGGTTATGATCATTTAAGTTGTGCTTTAGAAGTAGAAATGAAATCAAAAGCAGATGAATTTGATCACTGTGTATTATGTGGAGTAGAAACAGCATATAAGCATAGTACTCATATTGATATGAGACACGGTTATATTGAGGGTGCAGGCCAATTATGTCCTAGTTGCTATAGCAGAGGAACAGAACATGGTGCTATAGCTGTAGACTACAACATCATTCTAGGAACTCCTAACGATCAAGAGTTGGGGAGCAAAGTAAGAAAATTATATTGGTTAAATAAAAATAGATAAAATGGAATTATTAAAAAAATCAAATGGTAGTTTAGCTCGTACACCAAAAGAGATTGAGCAGATGATTGATAAAGCAGCTAAAGCATACGGAAATTTCCTTAATGCAGTAGGATTTGACTACACAGCTGATAGACAAACAGTAGATACACCTCGTCGTGTAGCTAAAGCATGGTTAAAAGACTTAATCGTAGGATCGGTTACTGACGAACCAAATATCACAGTATTTCCTAATGATGAAGGATATGATGGATTAGTAATTCAATCAGGTATTCCTATTGTTAGCATGTGTGCTCATCATAATTTAGCATTCACAGGTTATGCTACAGTAGCTTATGTTCCTGCTGAAAACGTTATTGGTTTAAGTAAATTAAATCGTATTGTTGAATGGTTTGGACGTAGACCACAAATGCAAGAGTCATTAACTACACAAATCCATGATTATGTTGCTGATAAGATGGAATGTGGATCAGTAGCAGTTAGTATTGCTTGTAAACACACTTGTTGCTCACATAGAGGTATTAAACATGGTTCTGTGATGACTACAAATAAATTTAGTGGTGTGTTTATGGAAAAAGAAAATTTAATTAGAGAAGAATTCTTACACGCGATTGAAGTAAATGGAACTAAATTCTAATTATGCAAGAAAAAGAATCAAAAACAAATTGGCACTTTTATATTAGCTTGATCAAATCCGGTTTCCGAATAGGAGCCGGATTTGCTCTTATATTCGGAAAGGTGGCTTTGTCAGGAGCTTTACTTATATTAGCCGAGATATTAGGTATATTAGAAGAACTATAAATTTAAAATATGTTAAACGCAAAACAAATCGTAGACGAAGGTCTATTATTACTAGAAAATGCTAAAGGCAAACCAGCACAAGTTGGTTATGATATTACCTTAAAAGCAGTAAATAAAATTGGTAACAGAATTGGTTACAATACATTTAAAGAAGGTAGAATTGGTAAAGTATTAAAAGACAAAACTGAATTAACTACTTATACTTTCCAAAACACTATTATGTTAGATGGTGTTGAAGGTTGGTTATTACATGAAGGTGTATACGATATCACATTTAATGAAGGTTGTAAAATACCTGAAAACCGTGTAGCATTTATTAAACAACGTTCATCATTATACAGAAATGGAGCTATAATTAATAGTCCAGTATTTGATCCAGGATTTGAAACAGAATTTATGGGTACATTATTATATATATTTGAACCACTATTTATTGAAAAAGATGCTCGTGTAGCTCAAATATACTTCCATGAATGTAATGGCGCTGAACTATATAATGGTCAGTGGCAAAACGATAAACAAAGAAATTCATTATAATAAAAATAACAGTTTATGCCAAAGAAAAGAGTTTATATCAAAAATGATCGTAATTTAGAAATTTTCACAATTAATAACTTCTTAACTGAAAGTGAATGTGAATATTTATGTTCTAGAATTTTACAAAATCACAAACCATCAGAAGTAGCAGGTACAGGTAAAGTAGCATCTACCTACAATGATGCTAGAACTAGTAGTACCTCTGATTTACCAGACACAGATCCAAAAATTAAAAAAATTAAAGAAAAAATATGTGCTGAGCTAAACCAACCATTTGAAAATGGAGAACCAATGCAAGGCCAATTATACGAAGAAGGTCAACAATTCAAACACCACCAAGATTATTTTTGGGGTGATTCATATAATAATTTTTGTCTTAATAGTGGTCAACGTACTTATACCTTTATGATATATTTAAACGATGTAGAAGAAGGTGGTGGTACTGATTTTTTCCATTTAGGTAAAACATTTACTCCAAAAAGAAAAATGGTTGTAGCTTGGAAAAATTCTGATGGTCGAGGTACAGAAAATGAAGCAGCAATGCATGCTGGTTTACCTGTAATTAAAGGAAGTAAAATGGTTATTACTCAATGGTTTAGAGAAAACCAATATGATCCTTTTAAAGACCAAAAACTAGCATCAGAATATCACAGTAAAAATAATAGTTAATGAATCCAATTATATTAGCCCATTGGAATGGGAGATTTGGAAATAGAATACACCAATATGCTTATGGTGTTACTTATAGTAAAATGTTTAATGTACCTTTCTACTTACCTAGTGACTGGGAAGGTACTCATTTATTTAAAAAACAATACCATACAGTTATTGAAGATGATACTTTAAGATTAGAAATAAACCAAACCCATCCTGATCTTAATACTATATCTTTTAGAACACAAGCTGTTCAAAAAGTATATCCTAATGCTAAACACATTCATCCTGAAATGGTTGATCAAAATTATAAAGACCACGGTGTTGCTGTACTTTTTGATAGTGTGTGTGCTTATTCTAGTACTGTGTTTGCACCTATGTCTAAAGACTATCTATTAGAAGTATTTGAATTTTCAGATGAAGTAAAAGAAACAGAATCATACAAATATTGGAGCAATAAAAAAGGAACATACGATATAGCCCATCTAAGAAGAGACGATATAGCAAATGCTTCATATAATAAATACAACCCACAAGGATACTCAGTAGTATCTAAAGAGTCATACATTAAAGCATTTGAAAAATTTGGTTATGACCCAGACAAAGTAGAATGGACATCAGATGATGTTACAGGTAGATGGCATCAACGTGAAGCAAAAAGCTTTGGATGGACATACCCAATGGGATCTAATTATAGACAAGGACTTGTTTTTGACTGGCTTGAAGATTTCTTGCGTCTCTACTTTGCTCGTACAATATTTAGAGCAAACAGCAGTTTTAGTTGGTGGGCTTGTTTCTTATCTCCAACGGCAACCGTGTATAGTCCTGTACTAGATAAACAGCTTATATATGGTAGAGATGGAATAGAAGAAGAAATTGATGTTGAATTTGTATTAGGTAATCATCCACACTGGATGTACGGCAATGATGATATAATTATAAAATAAAAAAACAAATGTATTACTCTCAAGAATGGACAGCACAAGATCAATTTGTAGCTGAAACTTTAGAATTTAAAAAAGATGGAACCTTTTTAGATATTGGATGTCATCATTATAAAAATATTTCAAACACATATTACTTAGAAAATGAATTGAATTGGAGAGGAATTGGTATTGATATAGAATGTCATTTTGAACAAGGGTGGATTGAAAATAGATCTAATAGTAAATTTGTTTGTGGAGATGCTGTTACTATGGATTATGATGTTCTATTAAAACAAAACAATATGCCTCTAGTAATAGATTATCTATCAGTAGATATTGAACCACCATTATTAACGTTTGCTGCGTTAAAAAAACTATTTGAAACAGACTATGTGTTTGGTGTAGTTACCTTTGAAACAGATTTCTATAGAGAACAATCAACTAGAGATGAATCTAGAGAATTATTTAAACAAAAAGGCTATGTATTTATAAAAGAATTAAACAGTCAAGACGACTATTATATCCACTCTTCTTTTGTTAAATAACAATGAGTATACATTTAGTAATATTCCATACAACAACAGCCTATAGCACAGAAGGTTATTATGATGAGTCTGTAAATAGATTAATAAGTACCTTTAAAGAAAATGGAGGAAATGAAGTTCATGTCTATACAGAAAAAAATATTCCTTTTGATAATGATGATATAAAAAATTACTTTGAACAGTATAAAAAAGAATCGTTTGGTTTTTATGCTTTTAAACCACTAGTTATATTAGATGTAATGTCTAAAATACCAGAAGGGGATATAATAATATATCACGATGCTGGCCGCCCAGAATATAACTTCTCATTCAAAAAACCACTTCAACCATTAATAGATAATGTAGTTAAAAATTATCAAGGTATTGGGTTAGGCGAAGGCGGATGGCTTCATAATCAATATACCAAAGACAAATGTTTTAAATTGATGGATTGCGATAATGAATACATTAGAGGAAAATGTATGATGGTTGCTACTTGGGGGGTGTTTGAAAAAAACTTAAAATCATTATCATTTTTAATTGATTGGAGAAAATGGTGTTTAAATCATGATGTTATTTGTACTTCTATTAATGAACAAAATCACGAAGGCTTTGTTAGACACACATGGGACCAGTCAATTTTAACAAATTTATTTCATTTATATT